TGTATGAGTTTTTGGTAGACGAAAAAAAGTTTGAAACGGCTTTTTCTATGTTACTTGAAATACCTTTTTATGATATGAATTGCCAATATCCTTTTATAGCTCCTAGTATTATGCAGGAACTAAAGAAAGCCCAAAAAAAAGCTGGCTTTGCTGAAGAACAAATTTTTGATATGGCCAAAGGGCGATACGGCAAGATGCTTGTTGAAAACCCAACTGTTCCTGCGATAGATGCCGCAGGTATTGTCACATCCTACATTTTTGGAAAAGATGGTCTCGCTCAAAGAGTTTTGAAATCTTACAACATTGATTGCCGCAGGTTGTTTTCAAGCAACCATTGATTGTATTTTATACAACTTCTTGTAGTACTTCAACACTTTCACAAAAATTTTCATTTGTCAATTCCTTTAATAGGACTATAACACATTTCAAGCGCGAAAAAACATGAAAAAAGCAGCTCCGATGCTGTAACATCGAAACTGCTAAAAGGTGGGTTATAAAAGCGGACAGGCTCTAAACCCGCCCTTATTCTATCACAAAGAAAGGGGCAACGCAATATGAAACGCACAAATACCGCAAAATGGGTCGAATCTGCCAACCGTTGGCAAATCAATGTGCAGAAGGATGGAGTGCGAAAGACGTTCACCAGCGCCAAGCCGGGACGCACCGGCCAGCGGGAAGCCAACGCCAAGGCCGACGCATGGCTTGAAAAGGGTATACAGAATCGCAAACAGACTGTTGCAGAAGCGTATGTCCAATACATGGCCCGACAGATGAAGATTTCTTCTGAAGGCAACTGGAAGCCCATGCAGGGACGATATAACAAGTGGATTGCCCCGCGCATCGGAGACACGCGCCTAACTTCCCTAACAGAGCAGGCAGTACAAGACATACTGGATGATGCTTTTGCAGCAGGCCGCAGCAAAAAGACCATTAAGAACATTGCGGGCGACCTGCGGAGCTTTTTCAAGTTTTGCCGCCGCTCTGGATGGACAACATTTGAGCCGGAGGAACTGCACGTTCCAGAGGGAGCGCGTTTCAAAGAGCGAACCATTTTGCAGCCGACCGACATTATAACGCTTTTGAACGTCGATACCACCCTAAGCAGGGGGCACAGGGTATTTGACGAATATATACATTATTATAGGATGGCCGTTTTTACAGGAATGCGGCCAGGTGAGCTTTTGGGCCTTGAATGGGAAGACATTGAGGGCGGTGTAGCTCGGCTCAAGCGCTCCGTGAACATATACGGGAAAGAATCAAGGGGAAAGAATGAGAATGCCCCTCGCGCAGTTATCCTTTCGGCTCGTTCGCTGGAAGAACTTAACGCACAAAAAGATTTGACCGGAATGTGCCAGCGCGTCTTTCCACAGGTAGAAGAGCGGAACATTCGCCGCGCGTGGCAAAGATACTGCGCCGCCAACGGCATTACGCAATGCACCTTGTACGAGTTGCGCCATACGTTTGTCAGCATAGCAGCCAATTTGCCAACAGGCCAGCTTAAACAGGTGATAGGGCACAGCCAGAATATGGACACTTACGGAGTGTACGCCCACGCCATAAACGGACAGGATAAAGTAATAGCCGAGAACATCGAGGGCATCTTTGATGCAGCCATAGCAGCTGGAAAAAGTACACAGTGAAAGTACACACTTTTTCTTCTCGGGCTGTATTTGGTACGGGGATGTTAATACACACGGTACACACTTTTTACGATAAGTAATGAATATAATACCGTGCGTCGTGGAATAATCGGGGTTCGAGTCCCCCATCCTCCACCAATAAAAACAGCGTAGATTCGTCGAAATCTACGCTGTTTTCTTTATGCAGTACGCACTTTAGTACACACTTGCCTATTTTTTACGCAGATTGTGCAGCAGTTCTGCATACAATTCCGGCTTTGCTTCTTTCAGCGCATCCATAAACTCGTCCAGCACACGCCACACTCTACCGGTATCGGCCTTTTTTACAATCTCCAAAAATTCACTCATCCTGTAAACGCTCCAATTTCCGCATAACGCCATTATAAACTTTAGGGTTCGCCACATATAAAGCCGACATAAGCTCATCCAGCACGCCAAGCGCCGCTGTGGTGTCTACGTTTGATACAGCCCGCAAAAAGTCGCTGCCTCCAACAGCAGCCCTTGTAGACGGCTCTGCTGCTTCGTAGTAGCGAACTGTCTCTTTCCGTTTTGCTTTTTGTGGGGCAGGGGATACATCTGCAAGCTGATGATTTTTCACAACATACAGTGCCGCCAAATTTTTAACTCTGGTCATGGTGAGTTCGCTGTTTTCGATTTCGGCTATAGCGCCGTCAATCTCTCGCACGTCAACCATAGCCCTTACACCTCACTTTAACCGTTTTGCATCGTGTCAATGCACCGCTGGATAACTTCCCGGTCTTTGCTGTCAGCCCCGCGCATAATATCTTCCATGCGGGAAATCAGTGAATCGCGCCCATCGTCCATGCTGTAGTGCCCGCGCACATAATGAGAACCGCGCCGCGCATAGCTGCTGCCGCGTCCATAATTGCCGCGCATGTTTGCGCTCCAATCACCATCGCGGCTGTAATCTTCATCGCGGCTGTAGCCGTTTTCTTCCAGCATTGTGATTTTGTCAATGTTTTTAATTGTGTCGGTCAGCTTGTGAACAGTTTCCAAGTCGCCAGCAGACATTTCGCCTTTTTTGCCGATTTCGTCAAGCTCTGCGCACAGCATATCCTTCAGATCATACAGGGTTTTCATACTCATTTTAATTCTCCTTTCAGCCGACGCGCTCGGCAATGAGATTCGAGTTTGCAAAAAGCACCGCCTGTGCACTCGTGTTCTTTGCGGCAACCGTCACGCAGCAACCGCGCGGAACGTCCACAAACGCCGCCACAAACACGTTAAAGTAATTCTCCACTGCTGCGGGCGTAACCGTTGCAGTGGCGCTTACAAGCGGTTCTCCGTTGATTGTAAGCGCGGAAGTAATTGCACCGACTGTGCCGCCTGTGGGAATTGCAATGTTCGCGCCAAAGCTCACCTTATAACGCGCCTTGCACTGGTTCGTGATGCCACGCAAGGTGACGATGCCCGCGCCCTCACGATGCACAATGCAGCTTTTTCCGCAAACTGCCGTTTCGGTAAGCGGCACATTCTGCCCTGCGGCAACGTTCACGATACTGGAATTCGTAAATTCAGCCATAAAATCATTCCTTTCAAAAAAAGATAGTGGCGGGACGATTGCCCCGCCACATTTTGCACTATCGGCACGGGGCCGAACATGTCAGATGTTCCGACAAGTTGCCGTATTCATTTTTAGCATCCGCAGCCGTTGCAGGTGCCGCAATTCCCATACTGATACGGTGCGGGAACAGGAAAAGCAGGAACAGGGCGGGGGTTGTAGTAAGCAAGCTGCCCGCTCATATAGGCTTTCAGCGTTTCATTTTGCGCTGCCTGACTTGCGGCAAGCTGTGCAGCGAAAATCTGCTGGTTCTGCTCGGCAATCTTGGCATCCTTTGCCTCGATACGCTGGGCGGTCAGTGCGTCAAGCACCGCACGCGCATTGGCGTTCTGGTTCTCGATGATGTCGCGCGTACCGTTCTGGATGGTCTGGCGCGTGTCGCAAGCCTGCGTAGCAAGGTTGTAATTCACGCCCTGAATCGCTTCGCGGGTCTCGCAGCAGCAATTAGCCTGCTGCATCTGCATGGCGTTAAGCTGCTGCATAAATGCGGCCTGCTGGTTTGCGCGGCTGATTTCGGCGCTCATAAAGCCCTGCTGCATAGCGTTCTGCACACCGTTGACAAGCTGTGCCTGAGCATAGAAACCGTCACACAGGCCGTTGTTCACGACGTCGATTTTGCGTTCGATGTTGGCAAAGTCGCTGGTGAGGATGTAGCCATCGACAGCGCCAGCACCATTACCGCCGCCAAATCCGTTGTTGCCCCAGCTGCCGCCCCAACCGCAGAAAACGAATAGGAAGAGAATAATAATCCACCACGCACCATCGCCGCCAAAGCCCCAGCCGTTGCCATTGCCCGTATTCGCGGGCTGAACAGGCATTGTCATCACAGTGCCGTCCGAAGAAAGACTCATATTTAACTCCTTTCAAAAGTTGATTTTATTGTTCACCGTGCGCACGGTTTGAACCTATTTTAAAAAGCCCTGAAACTGCTGCGCCATCGCTTGCAGCTGATTTAGCTGCTGCTGGCTCATTTTTCCAGATTGCAGCAGCTTTTGAACTTCCTGCTTCGGGTCGCCTTGGAAATTCTGTCGGAACTGCTGAAACTGCTGCATCATCTGCTGAAATTGTCCCATCGCGCCGGGCATACGCCAGCCGCCTAAAACGTTAAACAGAGGATTTGGCATTGTCGGACTCCTTTTTCTTCGTAAGCGGTTTGTCTGCCGTTAGCGCGTCAAATCGCGCTGCCAGAGCGTCAAACTCTGCACGGGTGACAAACTCCTCAGCTTGCACTTGCGCTGCCTGTGTGGGCTGTTTCTGCGCCGCTGTGCGTTCCGTATAATCAAAGATGCGCAACGGCTGCGGCATCCCGCTTGCGTCCACTGTTTTGATATAGAACGAGCTTTTCTCGCTGTCCATCAAAAGTACGCTGTTTCCCGGAGCGCAAAGATACGACTTCGCCGCTTCTTCCCCCTGCACCCAAATAATAGGCGCAGTCTGCTGTGCAGTCTGTTGCTGCTGCGGATATGCCGCTTGTCGAAGCTGTGCAAGCTGGTCGGGCATGGCCGACGGCATCTGCTGCCCCATCGGGTAATATCCCGGCGCAAATCCGGGCTGATACGGTACGCCAAACGCCATAGTCAATCATCCTTTCTGCCAATAATACAGTGGCGTCTCGTCGCCGCTGTCCCATGTGTCAAGCCAGTCCCCATCACGCACACAAACAACGTGCGTAGCCATTGCCAAAATATACGTTCCGTCCGAGTGGTCTTTTGCAAACTGCGCCACTGTGTAACAATCCGGGCAGCTGTTTGGCAGCGTGTAACGCTTCCACCCGCATCGCCGCAGATAACTGCCCCAGACATAGTTTGCAGACGGCATATCATGCAGTTCAAATCCTGCCAACACAAGCGCCGCATATACAGCAGCCCACTCTTGATGCGTTGCGGCTGCAATGGCTCTGACGGTACAATCGCCGACGCGCTTTTTTTCTGGATTCAGGTTTAATTCTCTGTACATGGTTTTATCCTCTATATTTATTGTAATATTTTACACATTTTCATGTGCGCCACATATGCGCCATGTTCACGCCATTTTTTGCAGAAAATTCTAAAAAATCTTTGCAAAAAGTCTTGACATTTCATCGCTAGCGATGTATAATATAGACACAGTAAGAGATAAGCAACCAACACAACAGGAGGAAAACATCATGAAAGAGTACAAGCTGAACGTTTACAACACCCTTTGCGAAAAGGCCGGTGTCTGCCATAAAATCAATTTTTATGATGTTTGCAAGTCCATCGGCGTCAAGCATCTTAAAGCACAGGAGGTTCATGAAATCACTGCAAAATTTCTCCGTGAGTTTCCCTCTTTTCATGCCGTCCGTTTTCTTGACCCAAACCATATTCCCGAAACGCAGAGCGACTTTACAAGTCTTGTCCTCACGGATTGCGAGTATGAAAATGCCATTGATGCGCAAAAAATTCATAACGCAATTTTAAACAAGACCGGCGTGCATCCCTGCGAAAAATGGATTTCTGACGATGTCCAGTTCTCTATTTCTCAAAGCAAGCCAGAATCCGGCCTGCTTCATCTCCAGGACTGCGGCTGTAACTTTCAACGCACTGAGCGCTACGAATACCTTGTCGACTATTCCCGCGACTACATTCGCGACGCAAATGGCAGCATCCTTGATAATTCAATTGTTGTGCAAAACATCCGGTTGCTTCAAATTATTATTACGCCTGTAAGCACGCGCAGCATTTACTTTAAAAACGGCATGTTGGGCGAGCCTATCGTCATTGATCTCGACGCCGAAATAGTGAAAGATGAAGAATTTTATTTAATCCCGAACGCAGAAATTTAACCAGGAGGCCCCCATGGAAATCACAATCACCGAATACGCCGCCCGCCACAACCGCAGCCCCGTCACTGTCCGCCAAAAGGCCCTGCGCGGCGGCTTCAAAACAGCCCGCCGCGTCGGTCGTGACTGGCTCATCGACGAAGACGAACCCTACACGGACAACCGCCTTGCTGCACCACAGCCGCCGGACCTGTGGCAGCTGACCAGCGGCCGCCGCTGCGACACCATCAGCGACGCTGGCGCGGTCAAAATCGCCAATGATTCCTTCACCGTTCTGATTCCCACCGGCGCAGGCGATGGAGACTCCGCGTTCTGCATCTATAACGACGGCGAGATAGACACCGCACCCCTCACCTACTTCACGTTGATTTCCGGTAAATTCAACATCTACGACTACGATTGCGGCAGCACCGTCGCAGAAACGGTCGAGGGTTCCTTCCAGGTCTACTACTCCTCCGGCATCGTGTTTTTTATAAAAACAGAATAAAAAAACAGCGGTCGCACCGGGCAAACGCCCAGCACGACCGCTGTTTTATATCTTCCTGATTTTATCCACGACCGCCCGCACCAACCGATTGACCGTGCGTTCGCTGCAGTTCATTTCCGCAGCGATCTCTGCGTTGCCCAGGCCGCGCCGCCTGTAATCCAGCACCGCCCGCTCATCGTCGGTTAGCAAAAAGCAAATTCTGTTATACGTCGCCAAGTCAACACAAAAGTTAAACCGGCGCACGCAGTGGATTATTTATCTTTCGTGCTCTGTTTCACGCACTGGTTGGCGTAGACCGCCCCCGCCGCGCACAGCACGCCTTGAATGATAGCGGTGAAAACCGCCATGGCCGCATCCTGCCCGCCGCCGATGGGCGACGTCGCCAAAACGTACAGCGCTGCCAGCACAACGCCAACCACAGCCAGCACCGCCGGGATGAGCTTATCCGCCACAGCCGTGCTGGTTTTAAGGCAGTACCCAACGAAAATCAGCGCCGGAATCAGCACCAGCAGCTCCGGTTTAATGTAGTTCATGTAGTCGATGTTCATATTAAGCCTCCTTGCGCGTGTCGCGCTCTAAATCTGATATGCGGTGGTTGGCCACCTTGATCTGCTCTTCCAGCACCGGCACGCGCTGCGCAAAGTTATTGTGCAGCCGCACCTCGCGGGTCAATTCTTCGAGCTTTGTATCCGTCACCGCCTGCGCGGTGGCGATTTTTTGTTCGGTTCGGCGGGCGCTGAACAGGTTTGTGATGATAACCCCCACCAACCCCAGCCCGCTTGTGATTATCGCGATAATAATCGCATCCATTAACGTCCCTCTCCGGGCATCACGCCCACTGCAACATCTGCACATCAGTCCACGTATTTGGCGTGATACGCCTTGTCGTTGTCCAGGCCGTATTTCTTGGCGATGAGGTAGAACTCCATCGCGGCAGCGTTGGGCAGGACGGTATGGTCAAGCCAAATTTCCTGATGGGTTGGGTCAGCGGCAGATTCATCATCTTTGAACAGCGTGTCGTACCGCGTGAGGTTGAACTGCTTGACAACGGCCAGCAGACTGGACGTGTAAGTGGGACTGGTGGCCCAACCATCGGTGCGGATGTACTCGCAAGCCTGGTTGATGTCGGTGCATCCGACGAGGTTCGAGTAGCGGCCCATGGTAGTGAGCTTCTTGATGTAGTCCTCTACGCAAGCAACCATCGTATCATAGGCGCGGAAAGCGGCTGTGATGGTGATGTACTTACTGCCGTCCCACTCCTTGGTCTGCTTGTTGTAGACCTTGCCTGTCCAGTTGCTGGCCTTGATGCCGAACAGGTTATTCGCCTGCACAGCAAGATCGCTCGTGCCGTAGGCGCTTTCAAGGCACGCCTGCGCAATGCAGAGCGACGGCAGCAGATGGGCGCTCAGGCAGCGCTCCCGGCACTTCTCAGCCATCACGTCGATGAACATCTGCTCCTGCGTTTTGGCGGGTGCAGCGTCGGCCACGTCTCCCTTTAGGCGCGTTGTGACCTGCGCCGCAATGTCGGGGAACTTGCTCTTGAGATAGGGGCCGGGGCAGGCCGTGGCGGCGTAGAAGCAGTGCATGGTCAGGCTGCCGTTCTTGTCGCCGGTGTAGGTCAGCTCCTTGATGCCGTTTCTGCGGCAGATGTCGGTGCAGAGGTCAAGCAGCGCCGCATAGGCCTTGTCGCTGATGTGCCAGTCCGGCGCACCGCCGTCGTTGGCGACCTCGATCGTGACGGCGCGCTGGTCGTTCCACGGCGACGAGCTGCACCACGAACGGTCGGCCTCGTGGCAAAACAGGCCGATGCGGCCGTTGGAATCAATGGCATAGTTGGCGCTCATCTGGCGGGATGCTTTGCCAACGATAGAACCGAACGCTTCCAGCGTGGTATTGCCAGCCATGTGGTGCACCGTGATCTTGCTGATGGGCTGGCTGCGGGGGCTGTTGCAGTTGGGGCTAATGGCCGTATAAACGGCAAGTGTGGAATCACTCATCTTCATCGTCTCCTTTGCCGTTGGAAAGTTCTTCATCCATTTCCGGGGTCAAAATCGTATCTTTTTCGGACATATAGCACCTCCAAGTGTGTTTCACTTTTTCGTCCTTTCTCCCCGCATGGGCGGGGATTATGATTTTCGCAAGTTGTAAAAATATGTATCGTAGCCCAAATTTTCTGGTTCGCCAATGGTTTCGATAGTGTCACCAGGTGAAACGGGAAACAAAGGAGACCAGTAGTATGTATAGTTTCTGGATTCTGTATGGCCTTGGTCCACGATGACGCCATTGATCTTAATACGGTGGAAAATTGATGCCTCAGTAGACCCGGTCGAGCAACCGAATTGTACAAATCCTGGTGTGTCAATGGTAAAAGTGCCTTTTGCGCCAAGTTTAGTGTAGTTTGTATAATCAGGTCTGGCTATTGATTCGGCTGCTGCCACCGCTGCCGGGCTGGCCGCCCAGCCACCAGCAGCAGTCTTGCTGGCGTCTGCCGTATCACTCACACGTACATCGCCCGGCAGGTCAGCCCCACCGGGCAGCTGGTAAAAGGGGTTTCGGGTTGCACTCATAAGAAGTACCTGTGCAAACTGCACAAGGCTGTCTTATGGCAGACCCCCCCACCCCAGAATGAACAACGTAGTTTCGTCATTTTTCTATACCTCCAAAATGAATTTATGTTGATTCTGTTAAGTAATACAGCGTCCCCGAAACAGCTGCGTTTTTGGCAAAATCTAATTTTGCCGACGTCAACCCGGTAATGCAGCGGAACACTACGCTTTTTGTGTACATGACCGCTGGTATAAATAGTGTGTTGGAACTGGCCACAAATAGTATCGCCATGGAATTGTCTGGAATAGGTATAGACACCTGCGCATAAGTGTCAGTCGTGCCGGAAAAAGATTTGCTTGCAATTTGAATTTTATTTGTCTTTTTACTCAGTGCATTACACACCGCCTTAGCATCAGCTGCAACGCCCTCGACGCTCAGCGTTTTGTCTGGCGGGGTAACAAGATACGGATTATTAGCTGCTCCACTCATACACTTACCTCCACCACAAAAACCGCCGCGCTTGTCGGCGCACTTTTCGCATAAAACTTAACAACCCCTGCGCCGGGTTCAAGCGCGGCAACCATCCGCACCGCATCCGTAACCCTCGTGCGGTCAGATACGGCGATATGGCTGTCCGCCGTAACATCTGCCACATTTACTGTAGCGCACTGCGTATAACTCGTGCTGGTTCCGTCGTTCCACGCCACGCTATAATCGCCGGAAGTCCAGGCGCTGGCTGCCACCGTAACTGTCACCGGCTTGGGCAGTTTTGCGTCGATTTGGGCCTTATCGTAGTAATTCGCAAACTTACTACTTTCTCCAGTATCCTTCCATACGCCGGTATCGCTGTCCCACACCCAGATCGTATCTGTATCTCCCACAATAGCCCAGTTGCCGTCATAACCGGTATCGTGGGCCGCGTACAACGCCTCGTAGTTCGGGTACCACCCCACCGCGCCCTGGCTCACCTGCTGGGCCAGGGCCGCATAATATTTGGCGTTGTCCATGCCCTCTCCGGGGCGCGTGCCGGTATCTCCCACGGCCCAGCTGCGGGCCTCCTTGGCACTGGCCGCAGCGGCCTGGGCGTTGGCAGGCGCGGCCTTGATGGCCTCCACGTTCTTGTGCACGTCCTGGATGCCTGCCTCGTTATCCCGCACGATCTTGGCGTTTGCGGCCACCTCGGCAGCCAGCGCCTGCACGGTCTTGTACTCGTCCGTGCTTTCGAGCATTCCATCCTGCACCGGGTTCCGGTCAATTTCCAGCCGCAGCGCGGCCATACCTGCCACACCGCCCCCCGCCAGCACCTCTACAACCGGGGCAAACGTGCCGTAGCCGGTCGTCATTTGGGCCGTCACGGCCAGGTAGACCGTAGCGCGGTCGCTGCTCACGCCCAGCGCCGGGTTGTAGACATAATGACCGTCTTTTTTATCCATCCGCAGGTTGACATCCGCGCCGGTGGGCAGTGTCCAGGGCTGCCCGCCCTTGTACAGGGTCACGGCCAGCACCGGGAGCGTATCATCGTACTGCACCAGATGCACCGGCTGTACAACGTCCCGCCGGTCAAAATCCGCCCGCGTCGCCTTGATAAGCGCTGTCTCGGGCGGGCTGTAATTGGCTGCCGCCATTTAAAACCACCTCACTGTATCATTTTACCGTTGACCAACACATAGCCGTCGCCCGCGCCGTCAACGCCCAGCTGCACCTTCACGTTGCCGCGCGCGTCTGAAATCGCGATAGCGCCGCCGGAATACTGGCCCGCCATTGTGACGTTGGCGATCATGTTGTTGGTGTTGCTGGCCGCCGGGCCGTACAGCACCAGGCGGCCCACGGCGTTGTTCGACCCCCACGTGGACATAAACGCGCCCATGTGCCAGTTGCCGTCATTGGTTTTTCGGTACATTTCAATTTTCGCGTCGTCAATGACGCACTTACTTTCCGACACCGTCGAAGTAAACTTTCCGGTGATATCCACCGACCCGTCCGAGCCGATGTTGAAATTGTCGCTGTTCACCACCAGTCCGCCATTAAACGTTGTGACGCCCGTGTCCAGGTTGGACACGAACTTTCCATTGGTAGATTGCAGTACGCCACCCCGGATAAGATTTGCGCTCATCGTCCCGGCTTTAATGAGGTTGGCGCTCAAGCTGCCGGTCGTGATAAAATCAGCGTTGATTGCACCGTCCATCGTGGCGGCCAGGCGGTACGGCCCGCCGTAGCCGCTGCTGCTGTACCCCCAACCGGCCAGATTCCACCGCCAGACCTTTGTGGCCTTTTCAATTTCCGGCTTGTCCATGACCAGTATCTCGTCCGGCTCATCTGCGCCGGTGGAGCTGTGCAGCACCACATAGCCGCCCAGGTTGCCGGTGATAAGCTGTGTGGCGCGGTCAATGGCCCGTTCCAGGTCACTGCGCGTCTTGTTCACGGTGCTCTGTACCGTTTTGCCCATGTCGGCCACGGTGTTGGCCAGGCTGCTGCGTGCGTCTCCCAGCTCTACGCTGTCGTACCTCTCCAGCAGCACGTCATAGACCGTTTTGATGCACCGGGCATCCGCGCTCACGCCCAGCTTCGCAAACTGCACATGGACTGTGTCGCACAGGCACACCCGCTCCAGCAGGGCCATGTCGGCGTATTCGGCGGTCTGTTCCAGCTGGGCAAAGCTCAATGTCAGGCTCACATTCGGCACGCCCACTTTGTTGGCGCTGATATAATCCAGCGCGGCCTGCCGCAGCTGGGCGGCGGTGGGCTGCTCTTTTATGTCCTGGCTCACGTCCAGCGTCAGCACCCGCACAAAGTCATACTGGCCGTCCGGCACGTTGACCACCGGGCTGCCGGTGATTTGGGTCACGTTGCCATCACTGTCCACCCAGTAGGGGTATACGCCGGTGTAGACCTCGGCGCAGCTTTCCTCCTGGGTCAGGTCTGTCAGGTTCTTTCCGTAGCGGATCGTCACGCCGCGGTCGGTGCCGCGCTGGCTGTGCAGCTTCACGGTTGTGTTGTCCCACTCATACTCGCCGCCGTACACGTCCAGCACGCTGCCCTCCACGCCGCCCAGCAGGCTGCGCAGACTACCCGGCACGGTCACGGCAAAGTCCGCCACGGTCTGGATGTCCGTCCAGAATGTGTAATCACAGCTTACCGCCGCATGGCTTTTGAGCTGCTGCAAGGCGTCGACTGCGTTCAACGCCTTACACGGCTCCACCGGGATGCCGCTCAAATCGTAGCTGATGTGCTGCGCGTTGACCGTCACCTGTCCATTGATGGGGCGGCTGATTTTATAAATGCGGAAATACTGCGCCTCACCGTAGGGGTTCGGCTTCGCCAGAATCAGCCCGCGCAGCGCCAGGCTGCTGTAATGCTGCCCGGTGATGGGATAGACCATTTCCAGTTCAAACGCGCCGTTGCGCTCCTCGGTCACGGTGCAGCGCACAGCATCCCGCAGCACCCCCACGCCGTTGCCCTGCAAGCCGGTCGTGCCGTCGTAATATCTCGGATAACTAATGATTTACACCTCCTACAACGTCCACCATCTAGGTGTGATTTCGCACTTGCTAATGCCGCCACTCCAACTAATTTGTGTAGCTCCTGCCCCCAAAGCAGGAAATTCAGGCGCAGTTACATATTTATTTAAGTTTGTAGATTTTCTGTAAGCGTCCATCATTTCACAATCTAGGTACATAGGCCCGGTGTAACCTGTAATACTTATTTGTGTGCCACCAACTTGTAATTTGGCATCGTCAGTAACGGTTAGTGCGATAAGCGGCAGGGAAGGGAATACAGTTGGATTATACAGAGAATCACCGCTTTTGACTTCAACAGTATTTTCGCCGTCTTTTAAGTATTTCTGTGGTTTGCAATCTAACGAAATTGTAAATGGCGCAAGGTGGTTTGCCCGGATATCAGTTTCCGGGAAATTAACCACCCGCGCCATTCTGTACACATTTGGTTCTTCCTCTGTTTCAAGCCTGCGATAGCTAAAAGTAGTTCCACGCAGAAAAGCCGCAATCGTTGGTAAAGTGTCGCTTACATCAGCGCCAGTCAGCGCAAAACATTTTGCTGTGGCGCTAATATTTGAGTAGCTTCCATCCCATTCTGTCAGGTCTCCACTGCGTCCAGAAATGGTCGTGGCGGTTACTCTTGGCGTCGGTTTCCCAAAAGTAATTGCATTTTGCAGCCTAATTCCAACATCGAGGCTGCATACACCGTCAAGCCAAAATCCATTAAGCATATACAGCCGCCTTTCTGTTGCTTTGCGCCTGAAGCTCATACGAAATCTGATTTGCCAGCGCGTGTGCCATGGAATTTACATCGTCAAACTGAATGCCGTTAATATTGATGTTGAACGTCATGCCGCCAGCCGCGTTTGCGTTGCCTTTGCGGTATTCCGTCGCCTCTGCGCTTGTAAGCACCATTTCGCCGCGATGCAGGTTTGCAACGTAGTTGTTATAGGGAACATAGTCCAGACCGCCTGCGTGGGAGCCGTTTGTCTGCACCGTGCCGGTAAAGCCGGAGACAATGCCGTCTACGAAATTTCCGACCTGTTCTTTCAGCCAGCCGCCCATACTCTTAATACCCTCGAGCAAGGTCTTTGCCGCGTTCACGCCTAAATCAAAGATTTTGCCGGGTAATTCCGCAAGGCCCGTAACAACAGCATCTAGCAAATCTTTTGCTGCTTGCGTTCCTTTGTTTTTTAGCTCAACTGCCCACTCTACGACTTTTTCAATCGTTTTTGTGAACCACTCTGCAATGTTTCCGGGCAACTGAGTAAAAAACTCAATTACGTTATTCAGGAACGTAGATGCCGCGTCGATTGCGTTGGACTTCATTTGCCCAGCCCATGCAATGACGTTCTCGATCGTGGTAGACAGGAACGTTAAAACGTTGCCGGGGAGTTGCGTAAAGAACTCAACTACGTTTTGCAAGAATTGGGAGCCAGCTTGCCGCGCATTCTCTGCCGTTTCCACCGCCCAAATTACGATGTTTGCAAGCGCCGTGCCGAGAAATACGCCTAAGTTATACGGGAGTTGCGAGAAAAATTCTACAACAGCATTGATAAAATTGCTGCCAGCTTGACGAGCATTCTCTGCTGTTTGTGTCGCCCAATCTGCGACGCTCTGCACGGCGTTTGTCATGAACTCAGATATTTTATCGGGGAGCTGTTGAAACCACTCTATCGCACTGTTAATCGCCTCTGGAACGGTCTCTGTAAAGAATGTAACAACAGTGGTCTTTACGAACTCAAAAATTTCGTTGACTTTATTTCTGAAATCTTCGTTCGTTGCGTACAGAGTGACAAACACGCCAATCAAAGCCGCAATCAGCGTTATTACGATTGCAATCGGGTTAGCTGACATAACGGCGTTTAGTGCAGCCTGCGCAGCCTTGAGTTTGCCTTGCGCCAAAGAAAGCAAATCAATTTTTCCAGTAAGCAGCCCAACGACAACTTCCGACCCTTTGAGCGTGCCATCCAAAGCGCCCTGTGCAACTTCTGAATCAGAAAGCCCCATGCTGAACAGAGATACGGCAACTTTAGCCTCGTCGAAAGCAGTTACCATCTTTTGGATTTTCGTTCCAATTTGCCATCCAGCAATAGCAGTGCCAACCGCGCCAATGGAAGGAGCCAAGGCTTCTATAACAGGGATTACTTCGTTGACCGCCTCTTTGACTTCATCGAAAATATCAAAAATTACACTAAAATCAGAATTTTCGATTGCGCTTGTCAGCGTATTTACTATCGCATCACCAAAAAAAGAAAATAATTCATCAATGATTGGCTGTAACTCGTCTGCCAAAAATCCAAGGCCGTTAAATAGTGCCTCTATCCCTTCTACGACGGTTGGCATCATGCCTTCGATAACAGTGCTGACTACAGGGGCCAACTGTGCACCTATCTCGGTCATGGCGTTGATCAGCGTTGGGACAATTTCTTGAATACGCGGCAAAATGTTTTGAGCAGCAGTAAGAAGACTGTCTACGAAATTATTGATTAGCTGCTGAACATCCTGTTCTGGGTCTGCAATGCCTGTAAGCAGATTTTCCCAGGCGCTCTTCATAGAAGCTGTACTTCCTTGGATGGTAGTTGCAGCTTCTTTGCTGGTTGTTCCCATAATGTCCATGTTTGCCTGTACGACGTGAATCGCCTGTACAATATTCGCATAAGACATACTGGTTGCATCAACCGTCACGCCAAGTTCTGCTTGCGTGTCCTTCATGGCAGCGGCTTCTTTTATCAACCGCTTCATTTCAGCTTGCGTGCCACCATAGCCGAGCTTTAGGTTGTCAAGCATGGTGTAGTTCTGCTTCGCAAAGCCGTTATATGCGTCTTGGATGGAAGAAATATTGGTGCCCATCTTGTTCGCATTATCGGACATATCCGAAATTGCAGTATTCGCCATTTCAGCGGCTTTTTGTGTATCGCCGCCCAAACTTGAAACCAGAGCCGCAGCAAACGATGTTGATGTCTCCATGTACTCGTTTGCAGACAGGCCAACGTTCTTGTACGCGTCCTTTGCATAGCCCTCAATAATACCTGCGCTGTCCTTGTACAAGGTTTCTACGCCACCGACAAGCTGCTCATAGTCTGCGTAACTGCTCAGGGATGCTTTGCCAATATCGAGAGCTGCACCTGCTGCCGATTTGCCAACAGATACAATCGTGCTGCCCACAGCTTTCAGACCATCAAAAACTGCGTTTCCAAGAAACGTTCCGCTGAATACGTCCCAAAAAGATGTTGTTTTGCCGCTTGCATCGTTTAACTGCCGCTCATAATCATCTGTATCAAGACTTAATTTTGCGTTTAGATTAAATACGTCCAACTTTTCACTCCTTTCTTGTTGATTTTTTGTTAGCCATGCTGTATCCTAGCTTTAGGAGGTGTTTTGCTATGGCAAAAGCTAAAAATGCAGTTATCGCAGGAGATTACGTAGGGAAAAAGGTCAATCTTTCTTTTGGTCGGGTTCAACTCGACATGGGATTGATGCCCGCAATCACATTAGACAGAAGCACCGTTGCGGATTATTCTGTTATGGATGAATCTCAGAAGAAGTCTATGTCTTCTGGTGTGATGCGCGGGCTTGTTGGCGGTGCCATTCTTGGGCCTGCTGGTCTCGTGGCTGGCGCAGTCACCGCAAAACAAAAAGGCATTTATCAGATTGCAATTCAGCTGAAAGAAGACCCACAGTGGGTTGCAAGTGGTAAACGCTTTTTAATCGAGGTAGACGATAAAATCTACAAAGCCATTATGACAAACTGCTTCTAAAATGAGCCGCCCTATTTTTGGGGCGGCTCTTCCAGTTTTCTCAGCTTGTTCTTCATGTATTCTTTGATTTCATCCGCTGTTCGTGTTTCTTCTGGTGGCGGGTTGATTATATCCCAGTACCTTTTCGGCTCGCTTTTTGTTTTTATCATGTTTTTTGCAATCGTGATAAGTACATCAGACATATAAACACGATATGCCACTTCATCCGTTTTTTCTTTGATTCGGTATGGCAGTGCCGACATAAACGCACGGGCGCTCAGTTTCGGCATGCTTAAGATTGCGACTATTACGCTTTCTGCGCCGTACCGAAAGATTGTTTGAAAAAATTCACGAAGTCCTCGTCTTTCACAAGCTCGTTAATCTGCGCCAACGTGCTTAAGAGCCCCTGCTTTCCGCATTCTTCTGGGGTGAGGCCGTTAAACAGAGAAAGAATCGCATATACGTCTTCTCTGTGGTCTTTCAAGAAGATAGGAACAAGATTCACAACTCGCGTAAGGCCGAACCTATAGACTTCAATCTGCGTATGTTCCCCTTTGGGAAGCTTGCGTTGAACTTCTGCAATTAGGTTTTTATCGTCGGCCATATTCTGGATATGAGGGGCGGCGATGCACAAAACATCGCATGTCTCGTCGGTAGTCATCTGAGAAAGCAGTCGCATTTTTTATTCCTCCGCATCCAAGCTGTAAAATACCATCGGCATAGTATCCTGATTTTCAATAGAGACATGGCCAGTCAACTCAACAGACAACTGGCCCTTTCCATTTTTGGTTGTCTTCAAGCTAAAACCGCCAGTAGACAGTGCATTTTTTATCTGGATTGCCACACAGCCACCATCTGCGCGGTCACCGACCCACCAAAGATCAGTAAAATCGCTCTGCTTCAGGTCTCGGCGAGGTGTAACAACGTCATTTTTGCTTGCAGCGGTGCTGGTAATGTCAGCCGCGCCCAATGCCAGCTTAATAGCGTTTGCATCCATGCCCAGGCTGGTAAAGGACATCTTGCACTCCCAACTATCCAGATGCTTCAGCTCCTTCATGTTGTTCGGGCAGTTGTCGATATCTTCACCAAGATCACTGTAAGTGGGCACACAAGTGGCATTAATGCCGCCAGTGGTAGCGCAGATAATATCTGCATCATCAGGTGCAGCGGGCGAGGTCGGTGTGAATTTTTTCAGCAGAACACCAGCGTCCATCTGCAAGCCATTAAAAGTTTCCTGCGGAATAACGGTAAATTTACCCATATTTTCACCTCAGTTTTTGCATAAAAAATCGGCGGTTACGTTAATGTACCGCCGTTTGATATTTCTGTCCGTATCATCTGCCAATGATTGGCAAAATGGCGAACCTCTTGTAAGCCAGATATAACCATCATCGATTGGTAGCATTTTCCCACCGATGCCCAATGCCTCAGACAATTCCTGCACTTTGGCATTTGGTACGGCCTCAGACGTGGTATAGAACCACATATTAACCGTTAATGACACCGGACTGCCGCCCCATGCGTCAAACACGGCATCATAGGTCAGGAAGGGGAGTACAGCGTCATCCGGCACGGCGTTGCTGGCGTATGCTGTCATAAATTGCCCGAAAAACTGCTGTAATGCAGCGCCCTTTGTCATGTCGGCAATCCCTCCCGCAGCCTTTCAGCAGTAAAACTTTTTAGGCCGTTCAGCATCGGGGAAGCGCTTGCCGGGGCCTGTTTTTCACTTGGGCGGCTGGTAACTCGGAAATATGCCCCTGTCGTCGCGTCCTTATACACGCTGCCGTACTCAATAGGCACATCTTTCCGCACAATTCCGGTATACACGCTGGTTACACCCTGCGCTTCGGCCTGCCGTGCTTCAAGGCTGCTGTCCAATGCAACGTAATTCGCAAACTCTGCGCCATCGCGCCACTCGGTAGCATAGCCGCCCTCGCCGTCAGGCTTTGTCAGCTTGTCCATAATGATGCAGCTGTGCGAAAAATCATCTAAAAGGCTCATAGCTTTCTCCATTTGTTCAGCCTGGACGCAAACACACCCTGCCAGCCCGTCACAGAGCTACCAGAATTGCCATTTGCGCTCGATTTAGTGTAGCTATATCCTGCAAAGCTCTCGCTCTGAAATGGGCTGTTTGCGGCGTTCTCATACTTGTCGCGCCATGCTTCCACATCCTCAACCAGAGAAATAAAGGCAGCAGGCACAGCCAGCGCCCACACAGTCCCGTCAAACGTTTCATCGGTCAAGCTGCCAGCACCGTACTGGTACACGCCATCGTTGAACACGCTCCCTATAATGCGGAAATATTGCCCATCAACTAAAAAAGGCAGCGTAATGCTGCCGTCCTTGATGGTAAATGTGCCGCTGTACGCGCCATCCGGGACCTTAAACCAGTTCCGGCACTCTCGCATCAATTCTTCAAGCATTACGCTGCCTCCTTTTTACTGTTCTGCCTTGACAGTTTTTGCGCTCCGGGTTTCTGCGGGCGTAATGGTGGCAACAGCGATGCCGTCCAGGTACTCTGCCCACAGCTTCATGCCCATCAGAGCGTACATATCGCCAGTTGCGCGGCTGTAGTCGCCGTCAACATGCACACCAATCAGGTTTGTTTCGCCCTCGACGGTATAGTTCAGGCCCAGCTTGGCGAAATCGCTGTCGGCGGGGTCGATGTAGTACAGGTCGATGTTCTCCACAGGGACGGCAATGACCTTGTTGCGGGCGATGTACTTTGCGGGAAGCAAAAACAGAGTGGAATAACCCATGAAATTCTGAACATAGGTCAGGCCGAATGCGGTCTGCGTGGTGATTTCCTTGTCGCCCAGATAGCCGTAGAAGTCCAGAATGTTGGCAAAGCCGACAACCTCGGTAACATCACGATCCATGCTGGCGAACTTGTCCAGCACGTTGCCCTTTGCCAGAGCAAGACCCTGCTGCCAAGTAGTAGCAGTTACAGCCAGAGAGCCAGTGTTCAGGAAGGTGTAGAAGTCGCCCAGAACCTTGTTCTGCAGGGCGACAAGGAACGCCTCGTCGGTCTTTTCAACGGCAACGTCTGCGCCGTACTTGGCGACTGCCTCAACGGACACGCTCTTAGCATACTTGGCAATCTCAATGTCTCCGTAGGTTTTGGGCTCGACCTTCATCTTGGTCAGCGGAATCTCATCGCCCTCAGCAACGGACGTACCGCCAGCCAGAGTGCCGTCAACAGCGGCCTCATAGGAGACCAGCTTCGTGCCGGGGGCCTTGCGGATGGGGCGCATAATGCCCATGATGGTTCGCAGCGCGTCCCAGTTCTTGCCAAAGCGGGTGACAAAGTCTACCTCGCGGGCGTTGACAGTAATCTGGGCGGCGGTAGTCAGGTTAGTTTTTGCAGCCATATTTTGGCTCCTTTCTGTTAATCGTCAGATTCGTTTTGCATGAGGTTCACAAGCGCAGCCTGACGCTCTGCGGTGGACAGTACATAGCGGCCCTTGTCGTCCGTCTTGTAGATGTCCTCCCGCGTCAGGGCCTTGCCGCCATTGTTGGCAGGGGGAGTAGACGTGTCTGCGCCTTTGGTGCTGCTCTTGGTGATGTACTCGCCATAATCGGTCTTGAGGCTCTTTTCAAGCGCAGCTGCGTCTTTGATAGCGCCCTTGTCATCCAATTCCAGTTTGTCAAGCAGGCCGTCTCCCTTTGCAAGTCGTGCGACAGAGGAAATCCGTTTTTCAGAAATGCCGATTTTCAGAAGGACGTCTGACAGCGCCTTTTCTTTGGCAGCCGTCGTTTTTTCAGCGTCTACGTTGGCCTTGTAGTCCCCAAAAGCCTTGTGCTCTGCTTCATACTTGGCCTTGTAGCCGCCGTCGCCCTGCGCTTTAAGGTCGTCCAACTCCTTCTGAACGCCCGGTAGCTTTTCTGCATCGGCTTTATACCGCGTGACGTCGTCCTTCAGCGGGTCAACAACACCTAGATGGAGCGCCACCAGCTGATTTTCAATTTCGTCAGTGCAGCTTTCGCCGATGATTTTACGGATTTCAGCGCGTGTAAATTTTGCCATGGGGGTTCTCTCCTTTTCTTCGGTGGCGGTTCTTCGCCATTTGAGTTTTATTTATTCAAAACAGCAGTGCTTCGCTGTTTTTGCGTATTAAAAAAGCAACCGCCGAGAAATTCTCAGTAGTTGCTAATAAAAAGAGCCGGAAGTCGTCAACCGCCTTTCAGCTCTGCTTTGATTATTCTTTTGTACTGTTCGCCGTGCTCGGCAACGGCAGGCTTAATAAAAGGCTTTGCCCGTTGTCCGTGCGTCAAATGCCAATCGCCTTTTGCATCTTGGTATACCCACGGCGTTTGTCTGCCGCCCGGGTAATATATGCCCGTGCCGCACTCCACATAAACTGCATACTCGCTGTTTGTGCCGATATACGCGGCTTTTTCGCCATCGCTGACAGTATGTGTAATGCTGTTTTGCAGATTGCCTGTGCCGACAGGGCACAGCTTTTTAGCATACCCTTCAGCAACAAGCCCACACTTTTCGAGCGCTCTTCCAACAGCAGCATCAAGCGCTTCCAGCACTTCGGCGCTGTGGTCTTCAAATGTGATTTTCATTGCGCATCAATCCTCTTCAAGTGCTTTATAAAACGCCTCATAGGATTCCTTTGCTTTTGGTGGTGCGTCACTTGTCAGTACATACTTTTTGACAGATGCGTCAAATCTGAACCATTCTTCATTTTCCATAAAATAGGGCATATCTTGGAACATATTACGCCTTTTCGAAATATTTTTTTATTATATTGGAAACCGCCAAAGAATATTCGCTCGGATTTGTGCCAACTTCCGCATCGGCAAAGCATTCTGCAACAAATTCATCCGCATTTGTCAGAGAGTAATCGCTGATTTTAATGCTGTCGTATTTCTTTTTTGCTGTCGCAATTGCTTCTCTGTCTGCGTCAGTCACTTCGCCTGTTCCAAAAATCATTTTGGTTTCAATCGGTTTACGGATTTTGTCATAGTTGTCTTTTGCTGCTTGCACTGTGTTACAGTATTCGTCCCAAATCGGTTCGATTTCTTTTCTCGCCTTTTTAACTGCCGTAAAATCAACAAGTGCGAAATTTTGCGCTTTTCCGGGTAGTTTTTCTCCGATATTTAACAAGCTGTGTCCATATTCGTGCGTAATAACATATTTTATTTCATCTCCCGACGCAAATTTAACGCAATACCCTTTTTGCGAAAGGTCAAAAATATGTTTCCGACCAGAATCTGTTACTTTCAGCGGGTTTATTCTCATTTCAGCGCTTCCAAGCCCCCATTGATGGTTTACAACGGCAAAGGCGTGTGAAAGCAAACTGTCGGTTTTGTCCATTACGGTAAGCTTTGTAAGCGGAGAATAATATCGGTTTCCGAGGTCGTCAATTGCGTCTACAATGCTAGCAGAAACATTTTTGTCAAGTTTGGAAATTTTGACGGTATCAAGCAGTGTATTATTTTCAATGTCTTGTGCTTTAACCTCAACGCCGTGACCGACAAAGCGTTTTCTGTAGTCGTCCCACGCACTCCATATGGATTTCCTGCCTCGTAGATCAATGTTTTCCTGCGCTTTTTCTTCTTCTTTTTTCCACCCCGCCCACTCTGCATAGGTCATATCTTCCACAAGCACAGATTTTCCCGTTTCGGGGTCTCTGGCGCGTCTGCCGCCGATGCTTGTATCCTCACCGTCAAGCTCTGCAATCTGCGTGCATCTGCAGTTATACACAAGATAGCCAGGCGCGGAACTGTCTCCCGGATACATAAGCTCGTAACCGTCAACCTTAAACGGCTTGTCAACGTCTACTGTCTGGCCGTCAAGCATTGCATGGGCATGGCGTGTGCGGTTGTCCAGCGTTGCCAGCCATTGCTTTTTCAGCTTTATGCCCATGTCCTGCGCGGCGCGGTAAGTATCTAGTCGCCCAGCGTTCTGCGCTGCTGTGACCGCCGTTCTGGCGGTTCGAATAGCGCTTGCACGGCTCATGCCTTGCATACGCTGTTGCAGGTCGTTGGCGATTTTCGGTATGCTCTTGCCTTGCAGGATGGAGCTTGTCACGCTGCCTGTAATCTGTTGCTTTCCGTATTTCAGGTCAATGCCGCGCTGTAATGCACGCTTTGGCGGGTAGTACGGCATCAAGTCAGGCTGTTCCACAATCAGACGTTTAACGGTCTGTTCATCCCACAGCGTAAAATCTGCTTTGTCGGAAACCTGCTCGATTTTGTAAGCAGAGTAATTGCGGTTCAAGCTGTAAATGCCAGGCGTAGCGTCATTGACGTATGCCAAAGCCGTTGCATTGGCATCGGTGTATCTTTCTGCCACTTTATCGCGCAGGGCTTCAAAACGCTTGCCTCGCCCTATCTGCGCAAGCCGCCATTGCTTGTACTGCTGCTCGGTGATTTCTCCTGCATCCAGTTTGTCTTTCATGGCGGCATCTCGCTTCTCGAACTGCTCAAAATAGGTTTTCACCGTGTCGGTCAGTTCGTCAGCAGCTTCTTTGTACAGCTTTGCGATGCGATGTTCCAGCTTGGCAAGTTCTGCGTCAGTAAGTTTGTGGGCGTAATCAGGTTTTCTCATTTTCTTCTTTTAGTCTGTTTTTTTCTATTGATCTCGCCACCGACAAACCCCATAATTTCTTTGCTTAGTTTCGCTTGGCTGCTTTTGTACGTTGAAGTGGTGATTTCTCTTTTTGTAGCTTCACCAAAAGAATTCACAAACGTTTTTCCCTTTGTTTCAACAGCCCTTTCGGCGGAACTTTGTTTTTTGACCTCTTCCACTATTTTATTGGTAATTGCACGTCGTTTTTCCTCAAGCGCCTGTCTTTTTCTTTGCGTGACACCATATCCGCTTGGCATATTCCACGCAGGATTTTTTGATGCGTAATCCGCCAACCTTTTTTTCAGTTTGTCAATTTGGGAATCCAGTCTTTTTTCTTTTTCTTTTAAGGATTCTATACTCGCACTACTGCTGCCTCTTCCGCTTCCAGAACCTCTACCGCCCATTCTTACATCTCCTTTTTACTTGCTTATAATATGGCTGAATCCTCGTGACGTTCCAGTCAAATTCTTCCGGGCATTTGCCATACCACAAAATCTCACTGGGTTCAAGCCTTGCCAATGCTGCCCGAACGCCTTTCTCAAACAGCGCTTGATTCTGCTTGTTTTGCTGCGTTCCTACGCTGGAAATAGCCACAATCGAATGTTGTGGCTCACCGTCAAAGCACCAATCGTAGCTTTTCTCATCGCTCCAACACAAGGTCGGCACAACGTGAATCCCGCATTGCTGCCAGTATGCCGCCAGCCAGTGCTTGCGATAGTGATTGTATAGCTGCATAGCAAGCGGCATATCCGTATACATTGAGAAATCAGGCGCACACACAGCGCCAAATTTTTGCAGCAGCGCAATGTACCTGTCCGGCTGATTCCACACCCTTTGGAATTGATAATCATCCACAAAAAAGTGAACGCCTTTTGTTGCGCAGTCCGTGCAGGTTTTTGCAAAGTTGAACGGAATCCATTCCAGATGCCGCGCATCAATGTGTTCCGGCTGTATAATCGGCGTATCGTATTTGCCAACACCTAAAAAGTTGACTTTGTCGAGGTTTTCAAAATTCAACATCTTGTCACTCCTCGCCGTTGGTCGTGCGGTCTAACTCCTCTGCCGCCTTTCGCTTCATCAATTCATCGTACTGGTCTACGTCGCCAAGGATGGTCAGCAGCTTTTTGGTGATGTATTCATCATCGTAGTATTCTGCACCCAGCAAGACCGTCTGCGCCTCTTCCTGCTTGTTGATGATTTGGTTGCGCGTGTATGTCGGATCGTCATCAAGACCGGCAACCGCCAAAATGCCCTTGATGCAGCGCGTCACGCAGCTTTCAAACTTGTCAGTTTTCAGGTCGAGTGGCACATAACTGGCCTTGATAGCCGTTGCAGTTTGGTTGCCAGCGCTGACAGCGGCAGAATCAAAGACCTGAAAGTCCTCGTATAACTTTTTGGTTAGCATGTCAATGGTGGCTTGCGTGCCTTGGAACGGGGCTTCGATGCTCTGTGGCGTGGCCTTTGCGCCCTCGTCACCGTCAGCGTGAGCGACATGGGTCGTTTTAAGACGCTCGATGAACTTTGCATCGTCCTGCTCGTCCATGCCTCCGCAGTTGGTCAGAACCCAGAAAATCAGGTTGCCTTCGTCAACGTTGTTTACCATGTTGGAGCTAGCAAGGTCGAGCGCGTCAATGGTATTCTGTCGCCCCTGTAGCTCGCTGTGGGCCTGCTCGCCGTTTTTCAGCGGGATAATAGGAAATCCGGGATAGTTCTCACCGTCATAAATTTCTGTGCCGTCTGCCTCGCTGGTGCGCAGCTTCAACTTGTAGGCGCGTTTCGGCTTGAGAATCGCCATATCATCGCTTTTGGGCTTTAGATACTCTGTGTAGCCGTCAAGCTCGTACAGCGTGGCGCGCAGTGGCTTATTGTCTGCCACCTGCCAGAAACGGATTCCGGCTTTAATGGAGCCATCTTCCTCGTCGTACAGTGGAACAAATTCCTCTGCTGCGAACACCTGCACATGGTCGAGATTCCAGAACACGAAAGACTGCCCGTCAATCAAAGCATGGCGGGCAGCGTCCATAATATCTTCATCAAACGTCGCACCAAGCGCCTTTTTTGTCTCCGCTTCCTGAAATGAAACGCCGTTGCCCAGCAAATACGAAACTTCTTGGTCTACGACCAAACCAAAGAACTTGCTTGCGATCTTGTGATTTGCCGTGTACATGTCACGGTGCGCCTTGCCCTGCATGTCGTAGATGATTTTTTCGTATTTATTGATTGTAGGGTTTTCTCCGTGGTAATACTTGTTGGCGTTCGCTGCAAGGCGTGTGCTATGGTCGGCCTTATACTCATTGATTGCGCCAATTATGAAACTCATGCGGGCTTTTTCGTCCTCGCCAACCGCTACAAAATCTTGGTATGTTTTCACGTCTTCTCACCGCCTTTACACGAAAATGCTCTTGTATCTAGTTTCGGCGGTGTCTCCCGCCTTATTCGCTGTGCTTTCCATCGCGTACCGCACTGCGTCAATGTGATGGTTGTTCAAATCCGGGTAGCCTTCCAGCACTTCTCCCGTCTTGCCGTCCCGCTCGTATTCATACTCGCTAAATTCCTTTGCTGTGTCCGGGCAACGTTCAGGGTCAATAACAATAGCTTCCAGCATTTGCAACCATTTTGTGCCGTAACGCACCGACTTCGGCCCTTTTCTGGCAGGGAATGTTTTCACGCCGTACTTGTTATAGTCCGCAATAGATTTTGGCTCGGCGCTATCCGCGCAGACTTTATCCTCACGTGTCAGCCCTTTATCCAAAAGCAGTTGCGCCGTGTCTCTATTGCTGGTTCTGCGCCGCGTTAGCTCGTCGAAGATGTAAAGCGTGCGCCGCGCTGCGTCATAGTGCATTGCATTGTATGCCCATGGGTCAGGATACCAGCCCCAGTCAACGCCGCGCTTGATACTGTCGAATGTTTTCAACTGCTCGTCTGTGATTGGTTGAATTTTCAGGTTTTCGAATACCGCTGTGCCGCTGCCGACAACCTCGCCCAGATACTCGTGTCGGTAGGCCGTTTCGTTTGTGCGCTGCAAATATTCAGCATCGGACAGAAACCGCTCTCCGAGCCATTCTGCGGGCGTTGTTTTGTAGGTGGAATGATGTACTAGCTTTCCCTTGCGGGGCTGCAAAGCGTAGCCGTTTGCCCAGTTCCGCGCCATTGCAGGCGGGTTGAAGCTCTTGAATGTAATGAACCAGTCACCGCCGCGCAAGCAGGACTGCTCCACGTTTCGGATTTGCTCTTCACCGTCAAACTGGTCAAGCTCTTCAAACCAGCAGATGCCGATATAACCAAACGGCACTTTGATTGACTTGACCTTGCCGGGGTCATCAACGCCGAAAAAAAGCACCTTTTGCCCAGTAAGCAAATAGGTGCATTCCATCGGGGAGACTGTGCATCGGAAATGGTCGTGCAAGCCAAGCTCATTGATTGCCCAGACGATTTGCGCATACACGCTTGTGCGCAGTGTGTTTCCGACCTTGCGGAACACTGCCGCGTGGCATTTCGGATGCTTAATAAGCTGCAAAATCAGCTCTATGCTGATATAGCTGGATTTTGTACTGCCGCGCCCGCCCTTTGCGACAAGCTCTTTCACATTGCCTGCCTTGATTTCGCGGTGGGCTTCGGCGAAACAAGGGGAAACAATCCCGGATAGCTTACAAGTCATCTATGATTTGCACCTCGCTATCCTGCTGTTGTTTCGGCTTATCCTGCCATCCGAAATTTGCCCGCAAACTGAACTGTGCGCCGCCGGAGCCGTCTTTGTCGTACAGCCTTTCTTCGGCGTATTGTTCGCATTTAGCCTTTGCGCGCGTAATCGTGTCAACGAACTCTGGTTTGTTTTGGTAATTCAAAAGCGCCTGCCTTGATGTGAACCCAAGTGCAAGCGCCAATCCTGTTACAGTAGGCGGCTTTTTATCGTCATAGATGATATAGCCGTTTTTATTTCGCATCGGTTCCCCGTTTTCATCTACAAACGGTTTCCCTTTACAGGCTTCAAAGTAGGCATCAATCTTTTCTTGCATTGCCTTTACGCTTCTGTATTTAGGTGGTGCGCCCCCCGGATTTTTTCTTGATGCCACTTTATCACCTCGCTTTACAACACAAAAAGCCCACACAATTTGTGTAGGCTTATATCCCCCAAAACCCCTTTGCGCCGGAGGAAAAGCGCGTTCCCGCCCTGTCTGTGTATGCTGTGCCGACCTCACCCGTTGCGGGGAGCAACTCCGCAACGCTTTTACGGTTTTTTAGATGTCACCGCAAAACGACCCGTCCTTCTCCGCTTTCGTAATCGGTGTGCATCCGGGTATGCGCCCTCTTGTTCTAGGCTGTGCATCGTCGCTGATTCCGATGTGTCAGGTTATCTATCGCGTTTCCTGCGCAGGGCTTGCACCGGTGGGAGCGACCCAGCATGTGCCCTCAGCCGGACTTGAACCGGCACACCAAGGCTCTTGCCATTGAGCTACAAGGGCACGTGCGGCTTGCCGTTTGCACGACCATTGTCATCATTTGTGAGGGATACCGCGCCCGCTCACACAGACAGGTTGCGACCCTGCCCTCTGGTACTGCACATAGGTCTTGCACCTTTGCCGCGCCGTTGCTTCGGAACGCAGCGCCCTTGCCGTATTGACTGGTCAGTCCCAGTTTGCGGCTGGCTATGCAGCAAATAAAATGCCGGTCTTTCCCGGCTGTCAGTATCGAGAATAGGAGGTTCTGCTCTGGACTGTAATGTACCCTCTTTACAGTTTCCAGCATATTCATAATACCACTTGACAACGTCCCCACAGTTACCCTTTTTTCTTGTCCAAAAGCCAGAAAAATTTTCTTCTGCTTTCGTAAAACTGCCGTCTGCCGCAATACACAGGCTGGTATTCGTAAGCCGTTCCCTCTGTTACGTTTTTCAACAGAGCGCACCAGTTTAATGGGTCTGCTTCTCTTGCCGCGTCCTCAATGATTCGGACATCTGTGCTTAACTTTAGCGCTCTGTCAGCCTTTCTAGCTGTTGGGTCTGACTTTCCGTTTCCGTGCGGCAAACCGTCATTTGAAACCGCATCAAGCTCTCTTGCGCTAGCAATTTCCAACCGCATTTCAGCGTATCTTTTGCAAAAGTGCTTTAATTCAAGGTATCTTTCTTTTGAAATTCCATATTCATCTAGGTTGAGCGGTCTTTCTCTCATTTTTGCTCCTTTCTTCCAGTTTCATGCAGCGCGGCAGCGTGCAAATATCGCCATTCTTCCACTGGCATGTCGCGCAAAGATGTTTGCGGGCGTATTCATCAACTAGTTGCTGTTTTGTCATGGGGTCACCTCCGGGGGTTCAGGGAGTGGAAGCCTGTCTTTAACGCTTATCCATTCACTCATCTGCGTTCACCATCCTTTTACCACAGTGCGGACAGTACGGATAGTCATTTCTGGACAATCGGCCACATTTATCACACTTCCAAGAAAGAATAATACCTCTACGGTCAGTCTCTTTGATAACCCAATGTGCCGTAGGTTGCAGGGATTCGGGGTCGATGGTTGGCGCATCCTCTATCAGACTGCGAACATATTCGGCACCAGCCTTATATGCCTGATATTCGCTGCCGTCATAGGCGCTACCGTTCATGTCTATTGAACGTAATATGCTGTTTGCATCAATCAGCCGAGCTGGTTCTTTCGGCTGGCTTGCGCCCGGAATTGGGCAGCCTATTGTTGTGCTCATTCTGATACCTCCTCTAGTTGCTTGTCCTCAGATTTTTCAGCATATCATCTGTTAAGTACAAGGCCGCTCCGATATATCTGTCATAGTGTGTGCCGTCCTCGTAGATTTTGCGTTCGTAGTAATATTCTATATAACTATGGTCTTTTTCTGATTTTCGCATCGTTACACAATCCATACGGTCTTCCTCATCGAGGATGTTGTCTCCGTCCTGAACGCCGTAGCATATATAATTTTGGTGGTCATATACACCACCGTAACTGTTTGTAAGCATTTCAGTAGTGACATAGGCATATACGATTTCTTGCTGGATAGAGACAGTTTTCTCCTCGACCACCTGATTTTCTTTGCATGCGCATAGCAGAACCATCAAAACAAAAGCAACAGCCAGCGCAAATAACTTTTTCTTCATTCTGTTATCTCCTCTACAAATGCCATACTCTGGCGCAGATTGAGCGATTTCGGATTGAGAATACAAGCCGGGGCGATAGCATAGCTTGCGCACGCACTGCTTCTGCCCAACTTACCACCAGCGAGCAAAAGGCGAACGATGCTCGCGTAGCCCGTGTCGGAATCCTTGTCGCCGCAATCCCACGGTGTGGACGTCCAAATCCATCTGTCGTAGTGTGGGATGTAGTCATGATATTTTCGGTACTCATCGCAAGTAAGAATAAAAACAAAGTCCTGTACAGTGCCATAATCTTTGTCTCCGTTGTCGGCTACAAGGTTAACGGTATGCGACAACAGACTTTTCCTCTCGAAAAAAGCATTCGCCATATCAGATAGAACCCCACGCACATTACTGGTGCGGTAGTTATTCCAGTTGCCTTTCTCATCGGCAAAAATATCGCTTGGGCAGAACTTTACATCTTTTGCCCACGGCTTAGCCATAATGGCCAACAAGCCGCCGTCAGGGTGGTTCGGGTCAAGGCACACCCACTCGAAGCCTTTGAACATAAAGTGTTCACCTGGGCGCAGGGATGTGATGTTAGTCATTTGCGTTCACCATCCTTTGCGTCATGCACAGCAGAAAGGATTGCGTCTTTGATTACATCGTCAATGTATCTTTTGAAATCAATGTCATTTTCTGCAACAACAGGCATCATTTCCATATTTCTTGTAAAATATTTCGTTTTTCCAACAATCCACTTTCCATTACGAAGCTCAACAAAATATCCAATAGTCATAATCCCTTCATCACTTGTTTTAACAAAATAGCTTTCATAGATTGCCCAAGGATTTTTATAAACTTTCATCTGTGTTCACCATCCTTTTGCCGCATTCTGGGCAAAAATTATAAGCAGCGAAAGAAATTGCATTACAGGCTGAACATACAACATTTGTGCTCCCTGCGCTATCTCTTATCCAATGCGCAGTGGGCCGCAGGGTTTCCGGGTCGATAGTCGGTGTATCGTCCACCAATCCGCGCCCATACTCTGCGCCGCTCTTATATGCTTGGTACTCGCCACCCTCATAAGCGCACCCGATCATATCAGATAGTTGCGGTACTTTATCTGCGTCAATCAGCCGCATGGTTATCCCTCACTTTCTCAAAATAGAATTTAATCGCTTTCGGATTTTCCAGCACATTTCCATACACCACGCCGATCTTGTAGATGTAGTTCTCTTGCAGCTTTCGCGGGATCTCTGCAATGTACTTTCTGAATGTTTCAAGGTCGTGGGCGCGCTTGTAGTGATTACACATGCGGCAGGACGGCATAAGGTTTTCAATGTCATCTGTGCCGGAATCCTCTGGGTTCCACGCCCTCTGCGGCTTGAAGTGGTCTACCTGCATATCATTGTAAGCAATGTGGCGGCCACAGTAAGCGCAATGACCGTCAAATTTCTTGTACACCGCAACGCGGGTCTTTTTGTTGATTGACATTTGTTATCTCTCTTTCCATTTTTAACGCTTCTTCGCGCAATTCACCAAACCCATATTCATCATCCCATCTCATGCGGGAAACAATCGTGTCGCAAGTCTTGCACAAATAATAAGACTCGGTAGTTCCGCCGTCTGCGTAGGCTATCGATGCCATTCTTGCAGGCGATAAAATGTTTCTACCACAGCCAAAACAGATGTGCGGTTTTCTGGTCGTTACATATTTATGTCTTAAAATAGTGCTCATTCTGATACCTCCTTGTTCCAGTAGTCGTCACGGCACCTATCACAACGGCAAGTGATACTCAAATAACCGTACTTGGCGCATCGTAATGGTTTTAAGGTGCTGTCTAATGAGCAAGGCAACAAACGAGTAATGATTTTTAAATCCGCATTCGGGGACATCTTCAAAAACTCGCTCTGGCGGGTCTTGACGGGGTGCTCTTTTGCCCATTTAATTACGATGTCAATATTCTTTCTGATTGCATTCTCATCCATATTTTCGGCAATAGATGCGGCAAACCCGCATCTGCGTTTTAAGCCATTGAACAACGGGCAGGCTTCGCACCCGCCCTCTTTTAGAATCATCGTGCGACACATCCGAATGCGTGCCTTTTCGTACTCTAATACGTCCATAGTTTCACTCCTTACCAATCTGCTTTGATAACTACAAAATCTCCGTTCTCTATCGCGCAATCGACCAGCCTCTTAATACTTACCCAACCGTATACATCGTTTTCTCTTGCAAAAGTAACAAGGTCTTTTGCCTGTTCGGATGTAAGCGTCATATCCTTTCCGTAAAAGTCGCGTTCTGGTTCTTTCTCTCGTATTTCATAAGGCACATAATAGCCGATTTTTTCGAGATACTCTTTCCAGACACGCCCGCCGGAATACTTACAGTCTTGTATTGTGCCTTTGATTGGCTTGCCGCAGTGCGGACATTTGCCCACATCGTAGCGGCGGACTTTAATATCAAATCCCATTACGATCACTCCTTATCCAGTCCGCGGGCTACATACTGCCAATAGGTCAGGCCCAAGGCGTCGGCTTCGCGGGTGCATTGTTCAATCGGTTTTATTCTCTTGATTTCTTTTGACACCACGACTTTCTTTGGCTTTTCAGCATTTTTAGCAATGCGCCTTTCCCTGCGCCGCTTTAAAACTTTCTCGCGGTTTTTGTGATATGCGGCACGGGCGGCGGCGTTTCCTTTGATGCGCTTGCACTCCTCGCAAAATCGCGTCTGCCGGTTGACGTTTACCATAATGCTGCCGCAGCACTGGCATGGTTTTGTTACAAAAATCATTTGCTTTTCTCCTTTGTAGCCCAGACTTGAACGCCATGGTCGGTCAAATAGGCTTTTACCCACAAATCGGCGTCAGCGACATTCTGCACATTGTCAAGCTGCTTTTTATTCTCCGGGGTGTAGATACCATCGAGCTTAGGCAATACAGCTTCGGCGAGGGCTTTCTGAACGTGGGCAATAGTTCTAGGGGACAGGTTGGCTTGCAGCATTGCGCACCAGACCTCGTTATAACAGCGTGCCGCGATGCGGTCTGACTGCTCCTCTAGCAGCTGCTTTGTGACGAGCTGTGCAGCGTTCATGGCGTCGGAGGCCAGCGCGTGGCGTTTGGCATAGCATTTCATGGGTTACACTTCCAATTCTTCGATAAAAATTTCTGTGCGAGGGTTTTCTTTGTCGTACATTACGCGGGAGCCGTCCGTTGCTGCTACAATGCTACTGTTGTCGTCCTTCAAAATCCTGGCATCAACTAGAATATCCATGATGGCGCTTTCGAGGTTTGTTTTATCAACCTTGCGGCGTGTAGGCATGTAGTACAAGCACTTGACGTTGTAGCGGCCGTCCAGCGGATTTTTTGGCGCTGGTTTTAAATACATCTTGGCAGCTCTTGCGTACTTCAAGTAGGCTGCGCTTGGCAGCACTTTTGCGTACTTGCCCTTATGGCATACCGGGCAGTGTGCGCCAACGTATCCGATGCGGGGGCTGTTCTTTTTGGTGATGGGCTTGCCATAGATTATGTATTTTTGTATCATAAACTGCCCCACTGTTCTGCCATTGCGGCGGCGATACCGGGGAATGTTTTTGAACGTTCTTTCGCGTGGCCGCTGCCAAGCCACCATATTCTTGTTCTCTCTTTTTCTGGCAATGTCATCATGTATTCGTACACATTATTGGTTTCGTGTAGTAGTGGCAGATTTTTTAACCATAGGCATGTTTTCTTTTGTTCTGGGTGTCCGTACTGCCACGGATTTATAATTTGGTCAGGCTTTCGATATAGCGTGCTCATAATCGAAACAGGATTTTCAATCGCAATATGTTCAATCGGCGCCTCGGCAAACTTCAGAAAAAACGCTGCCGCATCATATTTCAGGCTTAAAGGCTTTACGCCCTCACTAAACCATCTCATTCCAGAAACCGCCAAATGCGTGCAAGGCGGGTGTGCAATCAGCAAATCCCACTTGCCTACATCATGAGCCTTGCCGTCCATCGTTACGATTTGCCCACCCTCGATTGCTTTCATGGCATCGCCTAAAATATGCCATTCCTGGTGTCCTCCCGACGGTTCCTGAATGTCGCAGCTGTACGCTTCGTGTCCGCGTTCTCGGAACGCCTTGCAGACTGTCTGCGATTCTTCACAGGCAACTAATACTTTCACGGTACAATCTCCTTTACTTTCGCGTAGTACTTCTCGCTGTACCAGATGTCAGGCAGGTTGGATTTTGGGTGTAACCTGCGGTTCGCAGGGCGGCTTCGGCGTTCCACCGTGTGGAATACAGGCGCTTGGAGTGGGTGATGTCGCCGGTAGAGCGGGAGTAGGGGATGATTTCATACTTTGGCATGCAGTTTCAACGCCTCCTGCGTATTTACCTCGTCGCGTTGGATTTTCTGATAGAGCGGTGTGTCAAAGTGCAGGCACGCATGGCAGGTGCGGGCGAACAGAACGTCAAACGATTCGATTTTATGCGGGAGAAATTCCTCTGCCGCTGTGCGCAGTTCGGCAACGGTGGGCGGGAATTTCAGCGTGGCAGCAAGGCTGGCCGCGCCGCTTCTGGCTGCCTGCAAGGGTATGTCTTTCAGTGCAACGGCCCATGCTTTTGTCATTTCGTCTGGGTCTTTGCCGCGCATGAGATTTGCCCAGTAGTTGGTACAGGACAGAAGAAAAACGGCGGTTTCCTGTTCAGTCATCGGTGGTCACTCCTTTCGCGAGTTGCTTTAATCGCTCCATTGCGGCTGCGGCGTCTGTCTGGCGTGGCGTAGTGCGGGTCGCTTTAGCACTGTCGCGCTTTGCCTTGAAAGCTTCCACAGTGTAGATTCCTTCCTGCTCACAGCGTGCCAGGATTTGGGATATGTAGCTCCAACGCCGGGAGTTATGAACGGCGGCTTCTTCTATTGCCTGACAGATGATGGCGGATGGAAATTTTTGCAGGGCCGCTTTGATTTCATCGGATACAGCGCGTGGGATGGAACCACAGTTCTGTTCATAGCACTGAATGCAGTCGGATAAATCCTGGTTATGCAGGTCACACCCGGCGTCGCTGGCAGCAGTAGTAGCTATATATTCTTTACTTCTTACCTTCTTAGTATTAGAGGGTTTGTCGCTCGTTTGTCGCTCGTTTGTCGCTCGTTTGTCGTTTTGTTTGTCGCAAGCCTGATAATCAGCGTAATTATTTATCGTGTATATGGTAAATTTTGACGTTGATTTCTTTGTCACTTCGTTTGTCGAAATTAGCTTACTTAATGCTGTGCGGATTTGACGTGTTGTGAGCCCAAGTTTGACTTCCATTTCCTTTACAGTGGTAACAACTTGACCACGTTCCAAGGGAATGCCGCGATAGAACTTGTCTTCGTAGCTGGCAATTAGAAGCAGGTGAATAAACACGTCCTTTGTGGGGCCGTCATCATACCAGCCCCATTCGAGCATTTTTCTGTACAGCTTGATGAAGCCCTCGTTAGCCATTTTTCAACACTCCAAGTAATATTCTGCGACGCGGCACAGTCTGCCGTAACGGTTGCGGCGCTGCACCATGCGGGAGGCCACCGGGACACCCCGGCGCTTTAGGTCTGTGATGCGGGAGGCAAGGCGACTGCATCCGAAGTCCTCGAGCGCGTCCAGCGCGGTCAATGTGCCGCCGGATTCCAGCACGGCTAAAATCTGGTCAAGCTGGCTCGGCTGCTTTCTTTCATTCGTTCTTTCTTTCATGACGCGCACCTCCTAGAACGGCAAATCCCCCTCATCCTCAATGAGGGCATAGTCGTCAGACTGGCCGGAAGAATAGGAAACGTCGGGCATGCCATGCGTGCGCTGTGAGGGGGCTGCGGGGCGCTGTGCGGCGTTCTGCGGTGCGTGGCTGGTACTTTCCTTACTGCCGCAGAAACTTACGTTCTGGACCACGATTTCAACGGCTGTGCGGTTCTGGCCGTTCTTGTCCTGATACTGGCGCGTCTGCAAGCGGCCATCAATGGCAATGAGGGCACCTTTGGGAAAGTATTTGCAGACGAACTCGGCTGTTTTTCCCCATGCGGTGACATCGAGCCAGTTCGTCTGGCTCTGACCGCTGGCATCCTTATAGCCGGAATCGTTGGCGATGCGGAACGAACAGACGGACTTACCGCTGTTTGTACTCTTTAGTTCCGGGTCTTTGACCATACGGCCAATAATAGCAACAACATTCAACATAGGTTAGTCCTCCAAATAGTTTTTGTAAAAGCGACGGCGGAAGTCGTCATGGTTCCAATGGTAATAGGCTTCTGCAAGCAGTTGGCCTTGTTTGTGGTAGTGGTCTTGCAGGTCGCCGCTTGAATGAATGGCGGCGTGGCAGGCGGGGCAGACGTTAATCCAGAGGCCCAGTGCCTTGCTGGCCTTGCGGCGGCTTCCGCCGTAGATTTCATGCCGGGCGGTGTCTCCAAAGCGGTGGCAGTGATAACAGAGGAACGATTCATGCACGAACAGCGACGGCGCGTAGCCGTTCTTGTCCAGCTGGACTCCGTATTCATTGCGGGTCTGCATCGTCTGTCAGTCCTTTTAACTTTGAAATTTCTTCCGGGGTCATGGTGGGGATGCCCTGCTGCTGGCATTCCTGCACGATCAGTTCAATGAGGCGGTGCATCTGGGATGTATCAAACACAGACGAGCCGTACCAGCATTGCAGGTTGTAGAAAGTGCCCTGCGGTGTGGTCATTTCATCGAGCTTGTGGACCTGCCAGCCCTCGCCCTTGCTCTCCCAACCGTTTTTGAATGCCCTTGCAGCATCGGCGCGGAGGGTGACAAGGGCGGAGCTGCCGCCTATGTCGCGGATCAAATCGCGGTAGATGTCCAGTACAGGGCGGTTGATTTTGGCGGCAAGCTGGTTCATGAGCGCCCATGCGTAAGCGTTGGCCGAGAGGCTGCGCTTTTGCGTAGCCGTGCCGATGACGGCGGCAAGTGGCTTTCCCTCGTCAATGACGGCGCGGGCTTTATCGCAGTCAGCCGGGGAGCATTCCAGGGTAATTGTGTTGCCGATAACAACAGCGGTTTTTATGGAGATTTGTTGCTTCATTTCCACGCCTCTGCAATCTGCTGGCCCTGCTTCCAGTCCTCTGCCGTGAAGTTTTTAGAGGGCTTGCCGATGGTCTCTGCAATGAGTTTCCACGCATCATTTTCATTGGCGTTGTTCTTCTGGCAGTAGGCTTTGACAGCACGCTGGCACTCGGCGCGGGCGGCAAGGCTGGCGGCGGCTGCGTTGGTGTCGCGCTGTGGTTCGGCGGCGGTCTGGTTGTGGTATTCGTCGCTGTCTGGGTCTTTGGTGTCGTCGATGCAGAACAGGCCGTTCAGGGCGTATTTGCGGGCGTAGCTGGATGCAGTGCCGGTGATCTGTGCACCGTCCATGCCTTTCTTGGTTTCGTCTTCGCGGGCAAGGGCGGTGGCGCTGGCGGCGTTGCCGTCCTTATCCTGCACTGTGGCGGTGGCCTTGATGTAGTACCGGCTGCCGATGAGAATGACTTCATCCGAGACGGTCAGGGTGCAGCCATGCTTGGCGCAAAGAGGCTTTGCGGCCTCGAGAATGCTTTCCGCGTTGCGGTACTTATATTTACCGAACGAGTTGTAGAGGTTCTTGGGGGCTTTGAGTTCCACTTGAATGTGGGACAGGGTTTCATAGATGCTCATTAGATGGCTTCTCCTTCCGGGTCGGGGGTGGTCAGGTGGATGCGGTAGCAGCTGGCGGGCGGCAGGGCCGTGTCCGGTTTGCGGGTTCTTAGGTCATAGTAGTAGACAGGAATGCCGTCTGCCAAAAAATAGGTGCTGTTCAGGCCGTATTCATGTTTTGCGAAAAGCGGTACAAATGCGCCGACGCTCTCGGAATAGATGCGCCGTGCAGCCTGCACGGCGTTGAAATAGCAAGCGCTGATGCCCTTTCCGGTGGGGATGAGCTCGGCAAGATGCCGGCCCTTCAAAAGTGCGTGAGCCTGTTTCAGGGCGCTGATGTCGTCAATGGTCATTTCAATAGTCCTCCATACAGCGGCAATCTTCCCAGGGGTCGTCCTCTTGGACATCCTCACCAGGGAAGTCGCCGGGGTTATAACACATATCGCAGCCGATAATTTGCGTACCGAATTTTACGGGGATAAAGTAGATAGTTTCGCATTCCTCGCCACATACCGGGCAGCAGGGGCGGCGTGGTTCATCAGGCGGGAAGGGGTTATCTTGATGGCCCAAAAAGCTAGTCATTCGGCGGCCTCCTTAAAATACAGTCCGCACAGCAGATTCAGCGCCAGCAGGGCGGCGAGAGTGGCGGGGATGTTGAGAGAACCAAGCGCGGCCAGCAGCAGCACCAAATCTGCGGTGATTGCCAGCTTGACGACGGCGCGGGGAAGTGATAGAATACAGTTAGAGCTTTTTGCGATGCTCTGTCTTTTTGCCGTTCCGGTGGTGGTGCACCGGGGCGGCGTTTTTGTTTTGGTCATCATTCTTTGATTTCCTCCCATTCAAAGCGGCCTTTGCCGGAATTGCGCCACTGGCCCAGGCCGCGCTTTGCGCCGTAGTCCAGGCATTCGCGTACCATATCTTCCAGCTTTTCATCCAGGCATTCGATTTCAAATTCTGCGGTTGCTCCTGCGGGCACGCTCTCGCTCTTGGCGATGCTTACGCGTTCGCCCATCGGGGTTTGCGCCCGCAGCGGGCGTTCGCAGTAGTCCATCTTCATGCCGTGCAGGTCGTAGGGAATCTCGCGGGGATAGACAAAAATCAAGCCGTCGATGGCCTGTTTATATGCCTTGATGGCTGCGCAAGCCTTTCCGCCTGCATAGCCAGCCTTGCCAGCCTTTGCCAGCATCTTGCAGGAATCCTTGAACATTCCCTTTACTTGATAGTCGTACAGGAACGGCGTTCCGTCGGCGGTTTTGGGAAAGACGGTGACACGGTCTTCGGCGTTCTGGGCCTTGATGTTGTCCACTTCTTCGGCGGTGAGGTCGCCGGTGGGAGCCTTGCTGGCAATGTAGGTCGCGAGAAGTTCTTCATTGCTGGGGCTGCTGCCCAAAACTTCTTCCAAAAGAGTGATTTTTACTTTCATTGTTGTTGTCTCCTTTTTAAATAAAATCGGTTGCTTTTCGGTGCCTATGCCAGTCTACGCAATGCCTACGCGATGCGGTGCTCCGCCATGCCGTTGCGGTGTCATTCGTCGCGTGGCCTCGCCATTTCATTGCCAATCAGAGCAAGCAGCACAAGGCTTTTCCACTGCTAATCAAATCGGTGCCTCCGCAAAACCTTTCCGAGCTATGCCGTCGCGCTGCCATTCTTTGCCAAGCCTTAGCTTAGCCATGCTACGCCACGCTTAGCCTTCGCGTCGAATTGCAGCACCCTGCCTCTGCCTTGAGACGCTGTACTGAGCTATGCCTTTGCCAATCAGCACAAGGCTTTTCCGTCGCCTATCTGTGCAGCGCTATGCCCTCTCAATGAGAACTTCCCGAAGCTGGGCGAGTAGGTTGTCTACTCGTTCTTCGCGCGTTGGCTCTTTGGGCGTGGGCCTTACGATGCCGGATGGGAAATAGCGGGCAAAGTCGTCGTATGTAATGTCCAGCGCTTGGCATACTCTGCCGACCTCGCTCCACTCCCAAGGGCTGCGCCCGTTGATGCGCTGCGAAATAACTGCGGCTGGGATATGGCATTCTTCGGATAAGCGCTTCTTGTTGTAGCCCTTGCTCTTGATAAGAGCGGTAAAAGCAAGGTTTGCCATGTTCATCATCTCCTTGTAACACATATCAAGAAGTTGTATACTGTGCGAAAGGGGGAAAATAGTATGGATTTAAAAATTCCAGATTTTACAAAAGATATTGACTTTGAAAGCACTCCGCTGAAAAATATTGAAAAAGCATCAACGGAAACTGCCGTACAAGCCAAACGCCTTGCAGAGTTAGCGGAGCGCCGTGCTCAAAAAGCTGAGCAGGATGCAAAGGATGCCGATGCCAGTGCAAAGCGTGCAAACGCTATTGCCATTGTATCGGTAATAATCGCTGCAATTTCTCTTTTCGGCGAAGCGCTCGGCATTTTCCCGCTCTCTTTTTAACCAGTGTTCAAAGTAGAACGTAAAAACCAGATTGCATATCGCACCGCCCAGCACGGCGCCCTTGATAGCAATTGTGACAAACAGTTTAGGTGTCATTGGGTTGTTCCTTTTTATAAAGCATTCAAGCACAGCAGTCGGAACGTCTCACGGCCTTTAGGCGTGATAAGTGTCTGTGTGCCGCTCCACTTGGTTTTCTCGTTAAAGCACTCTTTAACCTCAAACAATCCGTTGTTTTTATCGGCGTAGGGCATCAGCTTTGCCTTTTTATCTCTGTAGATGTATTTCTTTTCCATCAAAAAAGAGATAAACTTTTTCTCTTCAACTCCAAGTTGTTTCGCTGTCTCGCGGAAACTGGTAAGCAGGTTGCGGTCTACCAGCTCGTCAAAGTATTCAGCTTTCGGCTGCATAATAGCATTCTGAACCTTCAGCTCCGAAATCCTCGCCTCACGTTCCGCAAGCGTTTTGTTGGCAACCAGCAGGGCTTTAGCCATCAATTCGGATGGGGTAAGCTGTTCCTGCCCGGCGATGTAACCACCGTTTTTGCGGATACTGGGCAAGACTTCACTGGTGACCCATTTGCGGAAAGGCTTTGCCTCTGGCTTGTCGCTGCGCAGGATGACGTTGTACAGGCCGGATTCGTTGATAACCGTTACATCCTGCATACCGCCAGGGGTGTGAATCTGATTCATACCCTTTTCGTCAGCGTCCAGCCTGTCAGCAACTTTAGAGACAGTTCCAAGCCCAAGTACCACGCACACGTCTTTCAGCACAAACCAGGGTTCACCGTTCATCTCAACCGTGCGTACATCGTTGTTTTCGTACTTAAAAATCTGAATGTTGTTCATTCGCTCACTCCTTTCTTTCTGCGATCAGTTCACTTACAGCCGCCTCCATCTTCTTCTGAATGTCAGGCGGTTTTCGCTTGCTGTTCAGAATCAAACAGATATACGGCTTGCCGTAACCGAGCTTTTTTGCTACATCTTCATAAGAAATGTCGTTGTTGTGCATTTTCCCAATCAAACGACCGGTCCACGCTTCGGGCATTTTTTCACCTCCCTTAGTAAAAATTAGAAGTAAACAAAATTGACTGCCGCGACACAATATGCTATAATCTGAACTGCCAGAGTAAGGCAGAAAGGAAGGTGGTCGTCCCTTGACCAAACTTTTGAGTATGCCAGTTCCAGACTAAAGAGATTGCGTAACGCGCTATGGCTTAAACGGCTGCCCCAAAGCTGCCAAAGGTTACGGCAAGTCCACAGAATTGCAAGTTCGTTTTGCAAGCAGCGGATGCGCATTGCACAAAGGACCGTGTACTTGCCCGCTCACATTGAGCGGTTCCGTTGCTGCAAACTTGTTCTGGTAAAAAACTTTGGGGAAAATCCGTCTGCTAACGAACAGCAGGCGGATTTTTTTGCTGTCGCGGCAGTAATTATGGTTGCAAAAGTTTACAAAGTATGCTATATTGTAGTTGTCAGATACATAAAAGCATTAGGCGCGGGCAAGAGGTTGCCGGGGCTTTGTTTGTTGCAAACTTTTTAAACCATGATTATAGTATACAGCAAACTTTTTAAACCGTCAACCCTCCTGTGCGAACTTTTTGAACTTTAGCATTTTGCACAAATTGGAGGTATTGTTTTAGTGTTTTACGACAAGTTTGTAAACCTTTGTGCTTCCATTGGGAAAAAGCCTACACCGGTAGCTCAAGAATTAGGGATTAGCAAAGGTACAGTTGCGAGTTGGAAAAGGAGAGGAAATGACCCAACTGACGCATATTTGGCAAAGATTGCAAATTACTTTGGTGTATCTGTTGACGAATTGCGCGGGGATACCGAAAACGAAAAAAAGCCCACCGCACAAGGCGATGGGCTTAGCGAATTTACCGAAAAGGAAGCAGCTATTCTTAAATGGTTCCGTTCTCTGCCTGAAGAAAAGCGTCGAGCAATCCTAATTGCTCAAGACGCTCCAAAAGAGCTTCTCGATTAGTACGCACAAGCTGTAAAAATGCTTTGTCTTCTTCTGTAAGTTCCATTGTAATACCTCCATACATTAATTATAAGGTTGTGATACTATGGGCTTTTTTGACTTTTTGAAGCCGAAACCAAAAGTAAATGTTTCCATAACTACACATGAGCCGACTAAAGATAAAATTGCAAAGCAATATGCTAATTACTGCAAAACACAAGCAGAAAAGCGGCACGCAGAACAGGAAGAGCGTGCAAACAATAATTTTCTGGCGCTTTCGGCTGATGATCTCACAGACAAAAACGGCCTAAAGCCAACAGAAATTTTAATGCTTTCTTATTTAGAGAAATATTCCAGTGGAAAGCCTGTTGCAAAGTTCTGGCATTATGATTATGGCGTTGATGACGTTTGGCTAATTATTAAAAAGCTGGAAACAATGGGTTTCGCCGAAAACGGGAAATTGACCGAAAAGGGAAAAGCAGAACTAAATGACAATGAATACGTTTATTTTTATCACAGAAAATCTTATGCTCATTGGGCTTTTACCTTGCCGGAGTTTTGCCGCGCCGTAAACGCTCAAAGAGACGTCCCATATCGGGATTTAATATGGGGCAAATACAATAAACTATATATGGAAGCAATTTCGTCTCCCAAAAAATGCCGTGATTTACGATATTCCATGTATGAGTTTTTGGTAGACGAAAAAAAGTTTGAAACGGCTTTTTCTATGTTACTTGAAATACCTTTTTATGATATGAATTGCCAATATCCTTTTATAGCTCCTAGTATTATGCAGGAACTAAAGAAAGCCCAAAAAAAAG